AATGCTCAAAAGTGGGTGATAATGCTAATTGAGCTTGTTTATAAGTTTCGGGTGGAAATCCTACCTGTACAGTTATAAAATCTTGTCCACCCAGATCATTGGTTACAAACAGAAAAGCATAGGCATCAGATAATGCTCCTGCAATGATATCAACTTGTATGCTGGTATCCGCCCATGAATCTATATTGACTTGGGTTACCTTTGTGCCTGAGTAGGAACTAAATTCTACAAGCTCTACGATACCGCTTCCTTGAGTTGCGCCGAATTCTACTCCAGTAATAACCACATTAAGTTGGTTATTACCAATAACGTCATCCCCATCTACACTAGTGATTCCAACAGGGAATACGTAAGTATAAGTCTTATAAAGCCCTTCTAGGTTAAGTATCGACCAGTGACCGGACTCTACATCCATAGTACCTGTAGCACCTAGAATACTGTTACTTAGTGATATTACTGAATTGGACGGAAGATTAGGTAGAATAGATGCACCACCATGAGTGGCGAAAGCACCTATACCGCCTGAATTTCTGTGGTAAACCGCACTACCTGCGTAATCTATATCAACACCGTCAATAGCGGGCGCAGCGAATGGATAACCACGTTGAACGCCATCAATGATCTTCTTACCTTGATTCCAAAACATCAAGCTATGACTTGCAGAGTCTACGGTAATATCAGTTGAACCTGCTGTTGCTGTGAAAGCCGCAGTATCTATGTGAGGTAATGTATCCCAAGCAAATTCAGCATCCGCATTCATGTTACCGTTAGTAGCTTCTGCCACTACCGTCTCGTTACCTGATGGTAACTGCCAGAACTGCCATACCGCCCCTGAATCTAAAGTCATCGATCCACTGTCAGCGTCACTTCTCAAGGTGAATTGATCGTTAGCGGCTACATCAATAATACCAGCAAATGATAAAGCACCATTCTGGTTACTATCTGCTCCACGTTGATGAGAGTAACCACGAACACCAGTTACTTCTGTAGTCCCTCTTTCAAGAAATATAGTTGCTCCTATTCGTGACGTACCTCCTCCTTGACTTGTCTCTCCACTTACTGTCATCAAATAACGACCAGCAGTTGTAATAGTTACTGTATCTGATGACCTAGAGAAGCCAGTCTCTTGTTGGTCGTTATTCCAATTACTTACATTAGATTCAGTGCTTGATAATGTGTTCGTAGCAGTAGTTGAGTACCTAGCGAAATCGTCAGCAGCATCTAGTTCAATGATTTGTACACCACCAAAACCAGCGACACGGTTCACTAAGCCTGACACAGAGTTATCTGCTCTATAGAATCTGGTAGTGAACGTGTCCCCTGCTGTGGCGTTGTAGATACCAACACCGTTGATAACCATCGTCTGTTGACCGCTCGTTTTTCTTATATAACCTTCGCAAGCTGCTTCGGTCAGGTCAACACCGTTCATACGAATTCGACCTTGACCTTCTATACGCTCGTTATTAGTCGTATTTTCTGTAAAGAAACGCTCTGAGTACATAATAAGATAAGGTGCAGTATTGGTAAGAGTGAAAGTACCCGCACTATATGTAGCAGCAGAACCTTCATCAATAACTTCATTATCCCAAAGGGCATCCAAGTTGCTTCCTGTGTTACCTAGAGCCGCAGAATCACCCAAATTTTTCAGTATTAAGAAATCACCAGCACTCATTATGCGTTAGTCTCCACGTCTGGGAACAGTGTTAAACTCTGATCTGTATCGTTTATTGTAAATCTCTGAATGATCTCCTTGAAACCATCAGCCATGTGTTGGATTACAATTGTATTGGTCAACCCGCCATGGGCATACGCAAAGGTAGTTCCTACGTTCGCCTCTATGCCCGCTAACTCAGTGTCAAAGTTATACGGGTCCGCAATCTCATCGTCGTATATGCGAACCTCTGCCCCGTTGATTACTCCGTTTAGTGTAAAGATTGCAGGGTTGATGAAGTTGATCGTACCACCTTCGGTTACTGACCCGATACTGGCATCTGATCCATTTATGTTTGTCCAGTTGACTGTGCCTGTGCCTGTGTACTGCACATGGATCGACGCCAAAGGATCGAAGGTTACGTTATCTGCCGATAGGTTGATCGTTCCATTTCCGGTAATACGTATACAGCATGGGGCATTAGAACGGACTGTACCAGCAAGAGAATCTAGTCCTGCTTGATTAGTAATTGTGGCATCTGGTAACGCCCCCTTTTCAAATAACTCTCTGGCTTCTGTATCAGTCAATACTGCATCAGCACCATCAAACATATTCCATTCGTTGTACTGACCGTTAATAGGAGCCAACAAGGTTACTACTACACCCCCGACAGCAACAGTACCAGATGGGTCACCTATTTCCCCTACAGAGCGTGCGGTCAATGTAGCAGCATCAGGCTGCCTGTCAGGAGGCGCAGCATCTAACTGTTTAACCCCATCAAGATAGCCTCGGAACTCGTTACCAAATCCGTTACCTTCAAAGACAGCACATAGATGGTAGGCTCTGTTGGGGTCAAGGACTACATCCCCGAATATTTGTAATGTAAAACTAGAGCTATCAACTTCGAATACTAAGTTATTACCCCATCCTAAGATAATTCGGAAGCTTTGGTTGCCGTCACCTTCTCCGTAAATCGACTTAGGTGGGTTTTGGATAGCTGTTGCTGAGAACCAGCCTGACACTGCTTTACGGTCTTGTGCTGCGTTGTTAATAGTAGTAACACTAGGTAATGAAATTCTATCACTTATACCATCAGTCAAGTACGAATTAGAAACCCCTTCACATAGTGGAACACCCGTAAACGAGCCACCGCTATTACTGCCGTTGTTAGCTGCAATACGGTCGTTAGCATTACCATCCAATGCATAAGCATGTGAAGGGTTTAATGCATCAATGTCGGCCGCATAAGTCATAGGTCACTGCTACTTACAAACTCGTAAGTAGTGATTGCTGGTGCACCAATATAATCTAAACGCCATTTATCCATTCTATTATTTATACTTAAACTATGCAGGAACGTAATTATATGTAGCTCTGTCATCCCAAATCTTAACAAATGCTGTGTCGTTATCGGCCCAGATTACATCTAGATCGTCAGCATCAACACCAGTCTTTTCGTCAAGTCTCTTGATACGCCACACAGCATCACTTACACCGCCCGACCCAGGTATGACTTCCCCGATATAGGTAAAATCGCCGTCCTTATCAACCAATCTGTTTGTTTGTGCTTCCAAATCGCCCTTCAACCTGTCTAGTATTGCATTAAAATCTTCAGATACAAATTTCTTCTTATCCGCATTATATATTAGAATAGAATCGCCTGTTAAAAGGTTTCTAGGTTTCATCTCAACATCACGATTATCCATGATTGCGTATGAACCGCCACCGCCACCGCCGATATTCTGTGCGTTGGCCTTAGTCAATTTATTCTTATAATCATTAACACCATGAATAACCACGGCATTAACTTCCTTTTTGAGACCATCAAAGTTGATTCCATTCAACTTACTTAATTCGTTAAACTGGTTTTCCATATTCTTGCTGAATACACTAACCGACTTATCAATTTCCTTATTCTTGTCTTTCCAATTCTTGTCTAAATGCTTGATCGATGGAGTCTTTCCATCAAGACCTTTTTGTCCTGTTGAACCTTTGGGTCCTGACTTTCCATTTTTTCCGTCAGCACCAGATTTACCATCTTTTCCATCGTCACCATTGTTTCCGTCAACTCCATTCTTCCCTTGAATTCCGGTAGCACCTTTCTCACCAGTATCACCTTTCTCACCAGATTTTCCAGTGAATCCAACAGAACCTGTGAATCCTCGATCACCTTGAATTCCTTGAATGCCCTGCTCACCGGTGTCTCCTTTATCACCCTTTTCCTCTGTATCTCCCTTTTCACCCTGAATACCCATCAGACCTTGTTCGCCTAACAGTCCTGGTGCGCCCTTAGCGCCGTTATCTCCTTTAACTCCATCGATGCCATTGATACCGTCTTTACCGTCTTTACCGTCAGCACCAGCATTTCCCTGCTTTCCTTCAATGATCGTGGAAGGAACGGCTAAATCGGCACTGAATCTTAGTGACTCTTCGAATTTTTCATCAATCTCTTTTCGAAGTTTCTTGACAATCGCAACAACAAAGGTATTGGAGAACATTTCATTAATGTTCATATCAATCCTCAAGTATTTTCGTCATTGCTTCCATTAGTTTAGATTCAGTGGCACTAATTTGTATATCAACAGGTGCTTCAGGTTCTATAGGTGCAATATCAACAACATCTACCTTTTCATCAATCTCATCGCCATCGTCTTCTAGATCAGCCGCGGCCTTCTCAGTTTCAATTTGCTTAATGATTTCTTCAATTTCTTCATCGCCCTGCATAAGGATATTCTTACGAACCCATTCGGCAGAGTAATAACGTCCAACGTAATCATCAACTTCACGAAGGGTAAGGATTCTTTCGCGGAGCAATTCCGCGTTCTTCATTTCCGCGAAGTGGGAATCCTGAATAAAGTCGATTGAAATGTCATGTTTAATTTCTGCCCACTCTTCCTCATTTACAATACCTTTCAGTATCAACTGAGTGTGTAGCATATCGATGAACAGATTTGAGAACTTCTTGCGTAGTCGACTTATGAACTTTTGGAACTTAAGTTCTTCTCGAGTTGTTTCGCTTGCACGACCCAACGATATCATGCTTTGACTTTCAGTATCGAGACGTGATACAGGTACAGTCAATGATTTGTATAACTTCTTTTGGAAGTATACGATATCATCAATTTGACCTAGGTTATCGCCGCCTGGGAGAGTAGAGATTTCAGTTCCTCGACCACCTTCGCGTCTTGGCAACCAGAAATCTTCAAGCATAGACATATGTTTGTTATTGTCTTTGAGTTCACCAGTTGAAGCGTCATAAACCATTTTGTTTTTATAACGGGCCATGATGTTTCGTAGATATTCTTCGGCTTTGCCTTTTGGAAGGTTACCAACGTCGATATAGAATATACGTCTTTCAGGTGCGCGAGACATACGATACACAACCAAACTATCTTCCATCATTCGTAACTGGTTACAAGGTTTGATTGCTTTGTGTAAGTGAGATAGAACCTGTGTTCTGGTTGGGTCGAATAATCCCGAGGTTACATATGTAATAGAATCAGGTGCTATTTTTAAACCGGTGCTTGATGCCATGCCGATTCCACCGATTCCTTGTTTTTCATAGATATAGAATTCATTTGTGCCTGTAATAACTTCAGCACCACTGGCAGGGTCAGTGCCCTTTATGACTTCCTTTACCTTTCGTATTTTAGTTGCATCGATTGGACGTACTTCAATCAAACCCTTCTTTGGGTTCTTGTCATCGATTATTTTGTGATAGTATAAACGACCATCGACGTACCAACGGCGGAATATATCATGCCCTTGAAAGTTCATATTGAGCAATTCGCCAATATATTCGAATTCGTCTCTAATTAGTTTTTTGATTCGATCTGGTTGTTCAAGATCATCAAGCACGATATCAACAGGTGATGAAGTATCGTCTGAAACGATTGCTTCATTTATGATATCGTCAATTGCCATGTCGCATTCAGCATGCATTGCAACATTGCGATATTTGAGTATTAAGTCTTTATCATTCTCGGCTTTACCACCGTCCTGATCTAAATAAGCACCGTAATGCCCACCGGCATCGACAACATAACCGCCATCGTCATCACTTAACGCGGGTACAAAAGATGGATTTTCCTTTTCAGGTTTCTTCCCTTTCTTTACTATTTCAAATCCAAAAATGTCAATTGCCATTATACAAATACCTCTATTATAGAAAGGGGAGAGCGAACCCTCCCCATGTTTCTATTATTTATACAGGTTCAACTACGAAGTTGTGCTGCTTTCCCAATATTGTATCTGCAATTCAACTGTGAATTCCTCAATTGTATTCTCACTATCATAATTTACATCGATAGCGGAAACATTTGAAGGCCAACAACCACGGAAATCGTAAGATTTAGTTACGTTGCCTTCCTTGTCAAGTTGCTCAACAACCATATCTGCTGAATAATCGGTAGGATTGCTCAAACCGGTATTTGCATTATGCTGATTGATTCCATTCATCCACTGTTCAAACGAGTTACGAACATTCATTTCAACATCATTGATAATCGTTAATGTCCAAGGTTCGAAAGTTCTGTCACCCGCGATTTGCAGTTGACGACCACGGAATGGAATCATAATCGGAGCAATGATTGATGCTGGAAGTGAAGCACCTTTAATGAGGAACGATGCAAGTTCAGGATCGCCACCGGCATAACCTGGGAAGTTGCAAGTAACTCGGAACATATTAGCCCGAGCACCACCACCTTTTAATTTTGACTTAAAGTCATCTACGCCAAGAACGGCCATAATATTTCTCCTTATTGTCCAGCGATTTCATTGAAATCGACACCGGTACGAGTAGCGATGAAATTCAATGTAATAAAGTTAATTGAGCGAGCAGGTTTAATGTAAATATCTGCAACGAAGTTATTGGTATCAATAACTTGACCAGTGTTGTTTGTACCGTCGCACACGACCTTGAAGTCAGTTACACCACGACGACCTTTGATATCACGCAAGAAAGGTTCAACCATGTTTCGGAATTGTGCCCGAGTAAACTCGTCATTCAATTCAAACAGTTGGAATTTAGATGCAGTAGCAATTGCCTTTTCAAGTACGATGAATAAACGACGGACGTTAATTCGATCAAAAGCGCTTGGACGTGAAAGCATTGTCTTATCACCATAAAGAACGGTGCCTTCACCTGGGAAGGAAACGACAGAGTTAACTCGAGCTTTGTAAAGATCATCACGTTCAGTCTTATTAGGATTAAACGAGATTTTAACTGTGTTCAATATTTGACCACGATTAAAACCAGCAGGCGAGAACCATGCATCACTAACTTGATCAGTGTAAGCACAAAGACCTGCGGTATGTCCATTTACAGGAACCCATACATAAACGTCATTATACTTGTCATACATCTTAACGGCACATGAATCTGCAACTGTGTAAGAAGTAGAGGCAAGTTGATCGAAAAATGCAATTACATCAACGGCAGGTGCAGTTGAACCAACTGTGTCAGCGATAGGAGGTGAAATGAAGCCTACAAGATCAAGACGTGATTGACAAATCTTAATAGTGTTTTGTGCGAGAACGATTCCGCTTGTATCCACAGGAGTGATCAGCAAATTTACATCAACTGTTTCAGCATCATCGAACAAATCCATTGCTAAAATCAATTCAGCATCAGAAGCGGCAGTACCGTCAAGACCACCAGTAAGTGAAACCGTTTCAACAGATTCGCCTGGGGTTACAGAAAACGTAAAAGTTGTAGTGGAAGGCAAACTAGGGTTAGTTATTGCACCTGTATCTGTTAACCAATAAATGTATGATGATTTATCATTTATTACATTTTTGTAATAATTGCTAGTTCCATTTGGAGTTTTCGCATCAGTAGCAGCAGAGACATATTCATATTTTTCTAATATAGTCCCTGGTGTTCCTGTAATTCCACCGAGAGCGTCAATTATAATTATATGCATTTCATCATTAGCACCACCACGATCGGCAGCATATTCGGAAGTATCTGGAGTAGAACTGAATTGTCCTCTGTATACCCAAGCATCGAAATCTGTCGATAGCGCAGCACAAGTAGAAACAATAATATTATTTCCTATTAAGCCAGGAGCACGTGCAGCCCATACGCCGGATGCAACAGCTTCTTCATTTGAAAAGTTATCATCGTAATCGGTTTCGTTTTTGATTAATATACCAGAAACTGAAGCCGCATTAAGAGTTCCAGTGTTTGCAGTTCGAACTACACGGAGAGAGTTACCGTAAGTTAAAAATGAAGCAGCCTGAAAGAAAGATTTGTAATTGGTTAGAGATGGTTGACCAAATATAGAAACTAATTCGGTTTCAGATGAAACCGTTGTGATTTCCATAATAGGGCCAGCGTTAAAGTCGCCTGCAAGTGCACCTATAGATGTAGATACTGCTGGCACGACATTAGTTAAGTCAATTTCCTTAACTTGTACGCCGGGAGATACTTGAAAAGCCATTAGGGGTAGTCCTCATTAGAGTTAATAGTAAGATTCATAATACGGTTATATTCAATATATCATTATATTTATAATATTACCAACTCGAGGAACTCATTGAAGTTCCTGCCCACATCTCACCATCTTCTGTGCCATCATCAATAAAACCAAAGGGTATTACATCGTCTTCGATCATACGCATATTTTCAGCATGCAGCATTTGGCGCAGGTCGATATCGGTTAACGATTGAAAGAATGGGGTTGATACGAAATAACCGAACATAACAAGATTCATAACAAGATCGTCATGATGTCCGTTGGTTGCTTCGTATGAACTTCCTTTCGCTTCGAAGGTCGACAATTCGATTATTGTTTCTTCATCACATAAATCAAGTCTACCTTCTTCGATCAAATCCTTCAGATTGGAGCAACCAATACGTTTCACTTTCTTAGTCATTGTAACACCAATTGAATCTGCCTTAACTGCCGATTCAAGATATACGTTCTCATATTCTAGTTCGTAATACAAGCCATTACATACAAGAGAACCTTGATCATTACTTTCGATTACAGCATATGCATTGTTATACGCTTTGCAATACTTGTATATTACATCAGGTAATAGCAAAGGAGATATCATATTATCTCTAAATGTTGCCACTTGCCTCCATGGTTTACTCGTTATATCGATCATTATAAATGTTGAATAATCCTGACCGCGCCCTTGGGCCACGTCGACCATACACATATAAGCATGATCGGGCTCTGGTTTGTGATAAACACTTGCATTTCCTTGAGTGTATACGGCAGGACTCTTTCTCAAACCCAACAACACATTTCCGTCGATCAGGGTTAAACCGTAACCGATAAACTCATTACCAAATTCCTGTCTGAATTGAAGTGCACTTGTATTGGCAATTGTTTCTTCTTTCCATTTTTCATCACGGCCTGGGACGTCCATCCAATCAACTCGGAAGTTGGCATATGAATTGACCTTTTGTACAGCACCTTCCCATAACTTATGGAATGAATTACCAAGTCCGTTCGCTGTCGATGTGATGATAACTCGAGAAGTCTTACCAGAGGTTATTACAGGATATGTTGATGTATAGAACTGAACATCATTCTCAACGAAAGCAAATTCGTCAAGATATAGAAGTGATATTGACATACCACGAATTGAACTACCACTTGTCGCGGCAGCAATGATTCTTGAATTATTATCGAATTCAATCGAACCTTTGTTCAACGCTTTACAGCCAGGTTGAAGAAAGAACGGTACGTTTTCAAGCATCAACGTGATACGGGAAAGCATTTCTCTCGAAGTAGCACCCTTGTTTGCAAGTATCGCCACTGTCTTTGTCGCATGGAATAACACATACCAGAGTAAATATCCACACGATGAAATAGACTTTCCTGATTGTCTACATGCAAGTACGATACTAAATCGATTCGAGTTGAAATGTTCAAACATATCCTTTTGGTATGGATATAGATCGAAGTCGACCAAACCATGATCGAGATGAATTACCTTTAGATAATTAATAGCGAAATAGGCAGGGTCTGCACTACATTTCTTATATTCTGAAATCTGGTAAGCGGTGAAATTGGTTATAACGCCGGCACGTTTAACTAATGGATTACCTAGGTAATGAGAGTTCTCTTCAGCCGTTATCAGGTTTTGGGTCATGCTCAATTATTTCTCCATCATTAATCTTTTGTAGTGCGAGTTGCAAATCTGCTGTACTTCCGACGAAAAGATTGTTAGTTACATTGTCAGGCCCAGGCAATGCAGCCGTGGGTGGAATGTATTTTGTGTCAATGTCCTTTCGTTTCTTTTGAAGGTCCATAAGTTTCTCTGCCACCTCAGCATTCTGTTTCATCAGAGTACCAAGCACTTCAAATGCTCGTGGGTGCTCAAGATTCTTGGCAAGTTCCATCATAAGATCGATTGCCTCCGAACCCTTTTCAGCTAAATCATAATATTGTTTTCTTGCAAAATCATAATCACTAGTGATATCTTTTTCATCAACTGCCATATTTTATTACCAATTCTCAGTTACAGCTATTACCGTATCGGTCACAACTGTGTTTTGTATCGTTATTGTTTCGCCAACTTCAAATATTCCGGTTGGGTATGTTATAGTTAGGTCATTAGTATTTACTGCAGTTACTTGACCAACCGAAGCACTTGTTGTTCCTATAACAATATCGGATATACTAAATTGAGTTCCATCACCAACACTTACAATAATTTCATCCGCTACAGAACCAATACTTGTATTGACAGCTACTTCATATGCAGGAACTTCATCAGGGTCCGCATCGAATGGATTTAATATAGACACTTGTCTTGCAAGTAATTGTTGTGAATTAAAATCACTAAAATCGGCGGTGACCTGACGTATGATCGACTCTTGATTTATTTCACCGTAGAATCGTACTCTGGTTTCGAAGTCAAGAGTATACACGATAGTACGTTTGGTGAGGAAATCCCCTTCATAATCGTCTGCGATAGATACGCCTTGCAATACAAACGGCATATCTGTTCGAAGATTATCATTAATTTGTTTTATAGTAACTGTGTAATCCGGTTGAAAGAATGGTAATATTTGCTCGATGATTTGAAGTGCATCATCTTGGTTTTTTGCCAGAACATTCAACTGGATTCCCAATCTATACCCAACAGGTCCTAATACTCGAATCTTTCCATATAAATCTGTTGGTGTTGGATTAGGAATAGTCTGTTTTGTTCCCTTTTGCATCTTGGTGTTTGGGTCGTATTGTAATGTAGTCAATTCAAACGACATACGAGGCATTTTGATTGCAATCTTTGGGTCGTTTAAATCACTCTGTTGATCAATACGAGCAAGGAACTTCTGTTTAGGTCCGTATGCAAGTGGTACCTTGGCTATATTTTGTACTGCACCTGCAGCATCACGACGAACAACACTGATATCATTAAACAACGTACCGAACACCGACACAGATCGTCTTATAGTTTCGTGATAAAAATGAATTCCATTAAACATTATACACTCCTTTCACTGAATGGGTTACTTTCAGAGAAGTCAATTATAGAATCACCTTCATTTTCGAATGTGAAGTTTTGTGCTTCGGCACTGTTAGGGAATACACCATCTTCTGTTGATGTAATATCGAACACAGTCTCTATGTTTGCGGTTGCACCAGAGTCAGAACCTATAATTTCATTGATTCCAATACCACCTGGGATAAACGAATGGAATAATCCATCATTAGTTTCTATGTCAATAACTTTCATCTCGCGAGTATCATTTTTAACATATAACACTTCCGCACTGATTGTAATTAATGGCGATGCCTGTAAAGTTTGTGTTATAGTCTCACCATCCACAAACTCCCCTGTAATCACACCAAGTTCGAATAATGTAGTATATGAATTTGTTTCTACGGCATCAATTTCATCAATACCTGTGTTGAAATCTTCATCATTCATTTCAAATAGTCGCGCTTGCATCTTATAAACGGGTAAGTTCGATAATTGATAGAATGGCATTTCATGTTCGACAAATGATATTTCAAAGAAACTATTAGATAATGGTAGATAAATTAAATCACCTTCGTTTGGTCTTTGTTGGAATTCTGTATTTTCGAATGACCCAACCATTTGGTCCCATCTACGTCTTGCAACTATAAAGGTCGCTTCGTCTCTTATTTCAAGACCGAATTTCGACATAAGATTTCCCTCGCCTTCAAAACCTTCGATGCCTTCAATATAAACTTCGACCATGTAGGCATCGTCAAATTGAGATTCAACGTCTTCATTGAGTACCATGTCTCGAGTAACGATTGTACGTGGCAGATAGTAGATATCTTGGCCGTACATCTTTACAGATTCGATTATCAAATCTTCGTATAGTATTTGTTCGGAACGGACCTTGGGTGATATGTATAGATTAGTTGGCATATTATTAACCTATCATGAAGTCTGGGGGAAACTCCCAGTTCAATTGCATCTGTTCTTCAAGCGATTGAATTTCCGCATTTGCTTCTTCCCACATGATTTGACCTGACATTGTAACGCCGCCTGGAAGTTGCATACCTTCAAACTTCTTTAGGTTAGTGCCCCATTGTCTTTTAATCAATTGAGTTGTGTATTTCTTTAGAAACATATCATTATAGACAGCAACATACGTTTCAGGGTCGATTATAACAGATGCATCAAGTACGATGTAATCATCCGCAACTATATCTTTACCCCATTCGATGTACAAATATAATCTGCTCATGTGGCGACTAAATCTTACTTGGCTTGCAGTATTAAACATTCCTTGAGCAAGGGTTAATTGACTCTGCATTTGTGCATATTGAGCCATTCCTGAAAAGCCACCACTTCTAAGATTGTAAACATCATTGAATGCCATTTGGTATTCGACGTTAAATATTCCGCCACCACCACCAAATCCTAATCCATTAAGAGGTACAATTCTTGTTATAACGGAAATGTCTGCTGGTAAGGTTATGTATTCGTTTGTGATATCAGCCGCAGTAACTTGAATTTTGTAGTATGAATCTAACAATGCATCTGAATGATATGTTTGATAGTATTGCAGTGCTTCGTCTACTCTGTCTGCAACTTGATCATCATCAACATTGACTTCGAGTACTGGAGCACCCAATTGTCTCAAACAATATTCGATTAATTCGTTTCGTGATGTGACGGCCATTATGTTACCTGTTTATATGGTTTGTATTATTTATACAAATGAGGTTTCAATTAAAATATTACTGCTTTTGCGATAGCGCGTAATTCTATTCTTTTTGGAGTATGAACTAGTGCAGCTACTTCCTGTACAAGTTGAGGTTCATTATCTACATCATCTCCTACATCAACTACGTGCCTATGGTTAGTAGATGATATTTCCTTACCATCCTCATATATTACAGTTCTATTCTTAACTTGAATTTGCCCATCTTCGAGAACTTCGCATGATGTTATTAGCTCTTTAGTTATTGCCATTTTTTATTTCTCCTAGTTTGCTGGGTATGTCAATGTAATTACCACTTGGTTAGATGTTGTAGTAAAGTCAGTATGCTGAAGCTGAACCCACGCTGAACCATCTTGTGTTCCGTGATTCGAACCCCAAAAAGACAGTTCGCCGTTGGCTGCATTTAACCAGCCAACAATAGTCCAATAACTGACTCTGCCAAAAAACTGTGATAATACAGGAAACGATGTATATCCTGTATTCAAAGGGGTAAATGGAAGACCTGTGACGAGTATGGCACCTCCCGTTGATGCCATCGAAACAAGAGTAGTTGTTACTGTAACCATTCTACCTACTTTTGTGTATATGGAATGACTAGAGGTTACACCGCCAGCAACAGAAGGTATCCATGTACCTTCCTCATAATCATCCAATAAGGAAGCAGTCGATCCTGCGGCACTACCCCCTACAGCGGCAAAATCAATACCCTTACCGTTAGCTATTACCACGTTTCCAACAAAAGTGGCATTTTGTGATGCATCTAACGTCAGTGCTGTGGTTGATCCGTTTGTTCTGAACCGAATTTGATTCGGTGCGTCTATATAAAGATTATCGTCACTAAACAACTGCATTATCGTAACATTAGTAGTATCATTTTTCTTAGATTGTATCCCACCTCCAGCAGAGCTGTTATTTGTTCTAATAATAGAAGGTGTTACAATACTTCCAGCAAAGGTAGCATTTTGGGATGCATCTAACGTCAGTGCTGTGATTGCGCCGTTTGTTCCAATTATCAATCCACCAGCGTTATCTGCGCTTAACCTAGCTCTTTCGCCTGTGGTCTGATTACCCATGAATATGTAAGATGAGTTGGTTCCTGAACCTCTTGGATAAAATGCTCCCCAGCCATCGCCACCTGTTGAGTAAACAATAGTGTTGGTAGATGGGGTTAAAAAATATCCGTTCTGAGCATTAATGTCGCCCGCAAAAGTAGCATTTTGTGATGCATTTAACGTCAGTGCTGTTGCTGTAGCATTGTCATCAATACCTGTTGATGTGAGATTGAGCATTGTCACATCGCCCGAGAATGTTGCCGATACTTCTGTACTGGCAGCACTTCCTAAGAACCTTAATGCAGACACATTTGCTGTGTTATTACTCTTAACCAAAAACTCCATAGCGGTGAACTGAGAGTTAAGCAGTTCATGGGTTATCGAACCCATTGAAGTACCAACAGTATCGTCAACACCACCTTGTATTGTAAAATCTATTGATGTACCAGCAAATGCGTTTGGTTGTTGAAGCTCTAAACCGGAAGATATACTATTAGTACTAGATGATTTTCCTATAACCCTACCATAACTAAAAACCTGATCGGCTCGAAAATCTCCATCAACAAACAGTTTTCCGGTGAACGTAGATTCAGGGAATCCTGCTCCTTCTCCTAATATTTTTAATCCTAAAACATTGGCAACACTATTAGTCTGAACATAAAAGTTCATTTCACTTTTACCAGAACCTAGTGCATTATGTGAGATACGTCCTAGTGTGGTAGTACCAGCAGCTACTCCAGTACCTATCGAGAAATCAATTGCTACACCAGTAACTGCGTTTGGATGTTGTAAATCTAAAAGTGTTGTATTGTTTGCTACGGTTGTGGTGTGAAGTCGTGATACACCGAATGCGGATATACCAGCAGTAAAAGCGGCATACTCATCTGCGCCGACAGTCAACCAGTTAGCGTCAGAATTATCGGTTATGTTATATCCCTCAGAACCTGTTTGCCATGTAGCTGTAGTCGCACTTGTGGCAGTTAATACTTGCCCCAATGAAGGTGTGCTGGTGTTCGTTGCTACCTTGTTACCTGCAAGGTTAGTCAGGCCATCGAATCCTTTTAAAGATGTAATTAGGCCACCATTGTCGATGTTCATTTGAACAGTACCAATGGTGGTTGTGTTGTTTGCTGCCGTATGGAATCTTAAACTAGTCGCAGAGTTGAGCGTTCCTGACCCACCTCCAATGTAAAAAATATTATCAGTTATGGTACTAACGCCAACAAGAAGAGTAAACTCTTCTTCAGCATTTGAGAAGTGAGGAACTACTATCCTGCCAACCTTTGCTGTGTTATTACCCCGCGAGAAAGCGGCACTCTCAGCACCAATAACTAACGCATTATTCCCATCCCATATATCCAACTGACGAGAAAATGTTGAAGATGCATCGGTCAGTGTTAGTACTGTGGCAGTTGCACTATCTGAAATACCCACTAAAGAAGCGGAAGGGAGCGTCTGCCATGTAGATGCTGTTGCACTTATTGCTGTCAATACTTGAGTAGCGGATGGGGTGCTAGTATTAGTAGTTATCTTATTGCCAGCTAAATTTGTTAATCCATCAAAACCTTTTAGTGAATCAATACTACCATCGCTATTAATAGAAAGATTTTCGGTTATTGCAGCAACAGAATCTGCAGCGCCGGTACCAGCACTGAATAGCTTTATTTCACCTGAGGCACTCATAAACGTCAGTGTCGCAAAACCGGATGCTATGCGTTTCCATGCTCCATCAAAATAAAGATTATGGGTTAAGTAACTGGTGTTTGCAGCGCCATTACCAGCTATTACTGCATTTCCTGCCTGTACACCGTAGATTGGAGAAAGCCAAGGGGATACAGGAACTCCTCCGACAGACAATTGACTATCAAATACCGCATTTTCGTCTACGTCAACGGTTAAGAAAGTGGCATTGGAATTGTCTGTAATATTATATAACACATTAACATAATTTCCAGGATCAATATTGACAGCACCTTGATCAGTTGTCCAATCGATGTGTTCATTAGCAACGAATCCATTTAATGCATTATGAGTAATACCCGCTTCGATTAACGTATTATTAACCCAGGCACTACCGTCCCACTTCAATAATTCACCGGTGCCTAACGTGGTTATTGTAGTGTCTGTTAAATCGAGAATGGTGGAAGCAATTGCTGGTAATATCGACTCGGGTAATTTATTCCCCGCGCCAATGATAGGTATATTCCCATTGAGAATACCTGTGTCTAAAGCAGCCGCAGTACCAATCGCAGATGTTTCAACTTTATCAGAATTTAGATTGTTAAAGTTAGCATCGATCTCGTTATTGGTTAGCAGTGTGCCCTTGCCTGCTCTTGTTACAATAGTAGCCATGGCTATTAATTAATTGTGATAGTCCAAGTGATAGAAAGTGAATCATCAACTCCTTTATTGACAACTGGAAAATCTGTTCGTGCAAGCATTGTTCCTGCTGCACCAGCATCAAATATTCCTGCTTCTGTGATTGCACCGGTGCCTGTTCCGTTTGGAAATTGGGCAACATAGGCAACATTATTAGTCGAGGCAATATCAGATGTTAATGTAACTCGTGAAGCACCAATTTCAGCACCAAGAGCAGTATTACCTACGGCAGCTGTTGTTGCATCGGTTCCAACTGCCATATGAGACATAACAGTAGGTGTTGTAGTACCGGAAAGACGGGAAGCAATAAAGTTCTTACCAACAGTTACAACTATGTTTTCTGTTAGAACGTTCTCTTTTACTTTACCATCAGGGCCCGTTAATACTATGTTTAGTTTACCTGTGGCTTTGATTGTATCTGTGATCATGGGATTTCCTTGTTAAATTTGTATTTACTTAGTTATTTATATTAAAACGATTGCGTGATTCCGACATAATCTTCCCCGAAGTAATCAAAACCTTCAACATAATCTTGCATTAAGGCCACGCCTGAATCAGCAGCAACCGTCAACTCATTAATGGATTTATCAACATTTAAAATGACCTCATCCAGAGCCGATATAATATCATTAATAACACGACTTAAACCAACAAAGATTACTATAAAATCCGAGGCCGTAGTTGTATCAACCAAAGGAGTCTTAGATAAGTGAGAGACATATGCATCAGCTGCATTGACTCCATCAACAACACCTTTATCCAATCCTAAAACAATATTCTCCAATATTGAAATGATATCGAAGATAGATTTGCCTGCACTTAATAATGTTATTATACTGTCAGATGTTAATGTGGAATCGCCGAATAAGGATTTTGAGATATCCTTCGAGGTTATCGAATCCCCCGAAATTATCGAATCTGATATGATTCGATCTGCATCATATAATAACACGATATTATCGACAACTGTTACCATGTTGTTGAGCAACTTAGTTATGTCAATTGACAAAACCTCAGTTGTTGATAATGATTCATTAAAGATCTTTGACGATGATACGTTAACGCCGTCAAAGACCGCTAATGAATCAGACAGAGATTTATCAAAGTCTGCTGAATACTCATCAACGACCGTTATTATACTAGTGGCGCTTTTAGTTAATTGGAATGTGACGCCATCAGGTACAGCAACAAGATCAATTGCAAATGCATCATCATTCAAAGATTTATCAATATCAAAGAAGTAAGTTTCGACGGTGCCGACGGTGCTTGTAATACCCTTATTAGGTGTTAATGCAATAATTCCTGTTGGTGATATGGAATCCGTAAAGGTCTTATCAACATTTAAAGATGTACTATCAAATATATCTAATGAATCATCAAGGGAAGCGTCTAAATCGAAAGTGATGTTACTTAATGTTGTAACATTATCATTAAATTGTCGTGATGCATCAAACAATAATTCGATATTTGATGTGGCTGAAACTGAATCGCCTAGAACCTTTCTGGGTTCTATATAGATTGAATCTATAACAGTACCGGTAAAATCAAATATATTCTTTGCTTGAAATATCGATATAAGTTCGTTTGACGATACTGTAGATGATATTTCCTTATTCACACCAAAAGACAATTCTTCCGTGGTTATGAGTTCCTCTATAGGTGATCTCACAAACTGACTTACATAATAGAAGTTATCTGTCGGTGCATCTAAAGAATCGTAAAAATTCTTTCCTGCCGCAACATCAATAATATCGTCTGCTGTCAATACCTCTTCAAACATTTTAAGTGCCCGAAGTATTGTCTTAACTAGATTAACATCTATGAATGGTTCGTACTGATTTGCAGAACCTGATAATATAGATTCCACATTACATAATAAATCTTTAAATCGTACATCAACGTTGGCTCTTGCTTTAATAAGAGCGGCAAGATTGGCCGTCGATGCTTCTTTGAATTTGGATATTTCGTTTGCAAAACCGCGAAGCAAACTGACATTATCAGAAACCGATGCAGAACCTAATGGAGACATATCCTTTGTCTCCGAGGTTTTTAAAACTTTGGTGTTTGTTATCTTTGCATTACTGAACTTCTTGCTCATAAGACATAGTTACTTAGTAACTGGTGATGCCGGCAGTTACCGTTACAATTCCCTCAACTGCTCTATATTTCTCACCAGTGATAGTATCTTCGACAACCAAATCATACAGGTATCTTCCCGCTTTAATGACAGTACTCTCTTCGTCAGTCAATGACATAAATACTTCTCCCGCGGTTAACACACCAAAGCTTGTTGTGAAATTGATGCTAGACACCGAAGCGGCATTCTTCTTCATTTGAGCAGTGGCGGTATAATTGGTTAAATCGTACGCCTCATTGTTCGCCCCTGTAATTGAAATTCTTACAGAGAAAGTCGAACCTTGATCGAGTGTTAAGTTCTTAATTATCGCCATGTTTAATCGTCTTTAAATAACCATGACACTACCATAATGTCACCGGCTGATAGTTTAGCATCGGAACCTAAGTCTTCAATATTCAACTTCTTAATATCAATTTCGATTTCGGAAGATAATAATTCATTAAACTTAGATTGGAATTCTTCTTTGTTTTCTTCCAATACGACAATAGAGCCTTCATTGTCTTCATCGGGTGCACCATATTTAGTAAACAAAGCCATTCTCTTCTCTGAGAAGAGTTTGAATACTTCGTTAATTTCAGTTACGTTTTTCGCCAATTTCACCGCACTAGCTAAAGGTAGGTCAAAAGCGACCATTTTTTCAAGGATAGGTTGTGCGTTTACAATTTCAATAGTTTTCATTTAGTTCAATTCTCAATTAATGTTGTTGTTTATTCAATGTTATTTATACATCTTATAAGATGATATACTTTAAATAATGAGAAATTCATTAATATGTTCCCAAAATCGACATAATGTCGCAAACTGATCACTTTATGTCGCGGCCTGAACATAATATATGAAATCAGTTGTTGACAAACTGCTAATAACCATGTAAAATGATCGTATGAATTGGAAAAACCATTGGAACTTGGAGATCTTATTATGAATATTAAAATGTTATTAGTTGGAGCGGTTTTGTTGGTTTCTGGTGCAGCACAAGCAGAGACGAACTGGTACAGAGTAACGGCAAACAGTTTGTTGTTTGTCGATATGTTGCAAACTGTAGAGATATCAAAAAACGAGAGATTCCATGAGAAAAACCCAATACTAGGTACACAACCCACAGAGCGAGAAGTGTACCAATATTTCGCGATGGCGACCTTGTTGGTTAACCTTATCGGTGAATCGATTCCTGATGAACACAGAGACAACTTCTATATAGCAACAGCAGTGGTTCAATCTAAAGTCGTGTTTGAGAATATCCAACTTGGAGTTAAGATTAAGTTTTAATTGCGTATGCCATATTAGTCTATGTACTGGATAGTAACCCAGCCTCGAACACCCCCAGGTGCTGTCACATATGAAGATGAATCGAATTGTCCTCCGTCTCCTCTCCTTAAACCTATTGAAGTTGAATCCCAGAATATACCATGATTTGATGTTGTTTCTGTGTGGTCTTGAAAACCAAGATCATGAGCCTGACTATTCGCATCATTTCTAATAGTCGCAACTACTGTCGTTATTTTTGAGTAAGTCAGGCCGTGTACAACTGAAAAATCCGGATTGGAGCTCATATTCCACGCGCCGATATTAAGAAACCTAGTATTCAGTTTTATATTACTGTTTACTGCTCCAGAGGTTATCGTGCCTGCAAAAGTGGCGTTCTGAGATGCATCTAGGGTCAGTGCATCTGTAGCACCATTAGTTCTAAACCGGATGTCAATAGGTGAGTCCATGTACACCTTATCATCACTAAATAATTGCAGCAACGTAAAAGTTGTATTATCGTTTTTCTTTGACTGGAACGTTCCCCCACTCGCGACGTTCTCTAATAATATGGAACCACCAGCAGCTACCCCACCAACAAAAGTGGCATTTTGTGATGCGTCTAACGTCAGTGCTGTGGTTGATCCGTCTGTTCCGAATACTAAATATCCATTATCTC